AGTACCACAAATGAATTTATAGTTTATGAGTAATATACACGTTTTAGAATTAAGTTCTTATACAACGCCAGTAATTCAAGAGTCAAAACGAGAAGCTTGGGTTGAGTTTGGCGAGGATAATAATTACTTTCAGTTTATTATTGATAGGTACGTTAATTCGACAACAAATAGCGCAGTAATAAACAACGTAAGTAGATTAATTTACGGTCGTGGATTGAGTGCCTTAGATGCCAATAAAAAGCCAAATGAGTACGCTCAAATGATGGCTTTATTTCATTCTGATTGTATTCGTAAAATTGTTTTAGATAGAAAAATGTTTGGTCAATTTGCCGTACAAGTTCACTACTCTAAAGACCATAAAAAAATTCTTAAGGCGTACCATATACCCGTGAATTTGTTAAGAGCTGAAAAGTGTAATAAAGACGGAGAAATAGAAGGGTACTATTACTCGGATAACTGGGAAGATACACGCAATTACGTTCCTAAAAGAATACCAGCGTTTGGATATTCAAATGAGCAAATAGAAATACTTTATTCTAAGCCTTACGCTGTTGGAATGAAATACTATTCTTTGCCTGACTATCAAGGTGGATTACCTTACGCAAAACTTGAGGAAGAAATAGCTGATTATTTAATTAACGAAGTACAGAACGGATTTTCAGGAACTAAGGTAGTAAACTTTAACAACGGGGTACCTACTGAAGAACAACAACAAATTATTAAAGGAAAAGTTTTAAGTCAGTTAACTGGTTCAAGAGGTCAAAAAGTAATTGTAGCTTTTAACAATAACCAAGAATCAAAGACTACTGTTGACGATTTACCGTTAAACGATGCGCCAGACCATTACACTTACTTAAGTGAGGAATGCGTAAAAAAGATTATGTTAGCTCACAACATTACAAGCCCTTTGCTTTTTGGGTTAGGTTCTACAAATGGATTTAGCTCGAATGCTGATGAGATAAAAAACGCTTCTATTTTGTTTGACAACATGGTTATTAAGCCTATTCAAGACCAGATAATAGAAGCCTTTGATAAAATTTTAGCTTACAATGGAATCAGTTTAAAGTTATTCTTTAAAACATTACAGCCTTTGGAGTTTGTAGATTTAGAAAACGCACAAACAGAAGAACAAGTAGCTGAAGAAACAGGAACGGAACTAAGCAAAGATTTTCATATTGCTGAAGCATTAATTAGCTTAGGTGAAGACGAACCCGAAAACTCAATTTTAATAGACGAATTTCCTGTTGACTATGACTTAGACGACAAAGAGAACGAAACGCTTTCTAAAGAGCTTAAAACGTCTTTTTTGAGCAAGATAGTTAACTTAGTTTCAACTGGAGACAACAGACCAAATATAAGAAGCGAACAAGACGAAGTTATAGACGGTGTTAAATTCCTAACTCGGTATGTTTATGCTGGTGCTGAAAATGCGGAACGTGAATTTTGTAGAAAAATGATGTCCGCTAATAAAATATATCGTAAAGAAGATATTATTAAAATGGGTTCTGAAGTAGTTAATGCTGGTTGGGGGCCTAATGGTGCTAATACATATTCAATTTGGTTTTATAAAGGCGGTGGTAATTGTCATCACCGTTGGAATAAAAGAGTGTACGCTACATTTAGCGGTAAAGCTATTGACGTGAACAGTTCTGAATTAAAACAAGTAGCGGTTCGTAAAGCTGAAAAATTAGGGTACATTGTAAAGAACGATGCTAAAGTAAGTAAAAGACCAGTTGATATGCCTAACTATGGATTTTTACCAAGTAACCCACAACCTAAAAGAAAAATTACACGATAATGGCTGAAGCTCTACTAATAACAAGAAATGACGTTGTAAAGTTTACTGCTATGAATGGCAACGTAGATACTGATAATTTTATTCAGTACGTTAAAATAGCTCAAGACATTCACATTCAAAATTATTTAGGAACGGACTTACTTCAAAAGATTCAATCTGAAATAACGTTAGCTTCTTCAGGAATACCTACTACGATAACAGTAAGCGACCAAGGAACGGGATACACTACTGCAACGGGTGTTACTACTACGGGCGGTACTGGAACGGGTTTAACTTTAGATATTACAGATACGGGTGGACTTGTAACGGATGCTGATATTGACACAGCTGGAACTGGTTACAAAGTAGGAGATGTAATTGTAATTGACGGTGGTAATGACGATGCTGAAATTACGGTGGATGCGATTTACACTATTCCAACAGACTACAATAATTTGTTGGTCAACTATATTAAACAAATGCTGATTCATTGGGCAATGGTAGAATATTTGCCATTTGCAGCTTATACGATTGCCAATAAAGGGGTGTACAAACACAATTCAGAAAACGCAACTAACGTAGAAAAAAACGAAATAGATTTTTTGATTGAGAAAGAGCGAAGTATTGCACAGCATTATACTGAAAGATTTATTGAACATATAAATTTTAACAACGATAAATTTCCTGAATACAATTCTAACAGTAATGGAGATATGTATCCAGATACAAACAATAATTATCAAGGCTGGTATTTATGAAGAAATATAAACCGAAACAAGAGAACATAAAGAAATTAATAACGTATTTAAACAAGCAAAATGGCGAACGTAAAGATAAGTCAATTAACAGCGAAAGGAAGTAATTTAGATGCTTCGGATAGGCTTGCGATTGCACAGGACGATGGCGGTGGTGTGTTTTCAAGTAAGTACGTTTTAGGTAGTCAAATACATAATAGGGGCTTTAACAATCAAACTAACGATTATACGCTTGTTTTGACAGATGCTTATAAGATTGTAGAAATGGATAAAAGCACAGCTGTAACTTTGAGTGTTCCAAGAAATGTTAATGTACCTTTTCCAATAGGTACAGAAATAAAAATAGCGCAATTAGGAACAGGCCAAGTAACAATAAGTCCATTGAGTACGGTTACAATAAGAAGTAACGGTGGTAAAAATAAAACTACTGCTCAATATTCAATAGCTACTTTGGTAAAAAGGGATGTTAATGAGTGGTATTTATATGACGATATAACAACGTAATTATGGCAAATGCAAATGGATGGGGCGATGGTGCCTCAAATAACAATATAGGATGGGGAAAAGGTGCTGATAATGCTATCGGTTGGGGTTCTGTTTATTCTGTTTCTTCGGCTGGTGCAACTGATATTGTAGGAACTCCAGCACCACCACCAACAGACCCCGATGCACAAGCATTTATAACAGCGGCTTCAATAACAAACCCTACTCAACAAAGTGCTATTAATCAATTGGTAGTTGATTTAAAAGGTTATTCTATTTGGACTAAGTTTGATGCAATTTACCCAATGGTTGGCGGAACAAACTCACAGCATACTTGGAATTTAAAGAATACTTCACAATTTCAAATTAGTTGGCAAGGAGGCGTTACAAGTTCAGCAAATGGAGTGCAATTTAATGGGATGAACAGTTATGGTATTACTAATTATACCCCAAGTACAAGTGGAATATTAAATTCACATCACATGAGTTTTTATTCAAGGACTCAATCAAATGGAACAGAAGTTGAATTTGGTTCTTTTGATGGTAATAGTTCACTAATTGAAATAAGAACAACAGGCGTTACATATTTTAGAATAAATAATGGAAGCGGTACTATATCTTTTGCAGATAGCGATTCAAGAGCATTCTATTTAGCAAATAGAACAGCGTCAAATGTTATAAACGGTTGGAGAAATTCAACAAAAGCGGTGAATAGCACCCTTATATCAACAGCATTACCTTCACGAGCTTATTTTTTAGGTGCTTTTAATAATGGAGGAACTCCAACATTTTACACAACAAAACAATGTGCTTTTGCATCAATTGGACAAGGCTTAACAGACACCGAAGCGGCTAACTTTTACACAGCCGTACAAAATTTCAACACAGCCTTGGCACGCCAAGTTTAATTATAAGATATGAAACTAACAGATTTAACAACAGAACAAAAGTTAACCTATGTAGGGTTACTTACAGAATTACAAAAAGACGAATTAGTAGGTCAATGGTATGCACCTGATTCTTACTTTAATCCTATTCAGGACTTGAATGATAATTGGGTTATATCAGTTGAGGAAATGGAGCAATGCGTTAATC